CATCCAAACCTGTTGGTGATGGTCCCTTTCCGGCGAGACTTGTCCAGCGTCGATACATCCAGGGAGACGCCGAGCTGCGTCACCGCCGAGACGGAGATCAGGTTCATGGTCGGAAGAGACAACACATGCCCACCTGGACCGTCTAAGTCCAGAACCTCATTGGATCTGACGGGTGAGACGTGCCATCCGCACCAGCGACGAGCGGCAGCCAAAACAGCGTTGATGGCCGCTTGCGCCGCTGTGTCATCGACGTACCGTGCCCTTGTGGCCGCCGGCAGGTCATCTGGTGCGATCTCGGCCACTTACGCCCTTGCCACCGGAGAGGACGACGCTTGCCCGAGAACTGCTACAGCCGAGAAGATTCCACCCGTTGTGGCACCCGAAGTGGTGACGACCAAACGCACATACTGTTCAGTGCCGACGATGTACCCAACATCGAACACCACGTTGTCATCGGCTGATCCGATGGACGGCGCGGTGCCCTGGATGCGTCCAGCGGGAACGGCTGACCAGTTGGAGTTATCCGAGGAGTGCTCCAGCGTGATGACATGGGTTCCGTCTGTGATCGCGCCTGTGGTGATCACGAACAGCGCGGTTCGGAAATCGTTTCCGTACACGCCTAGATCAATGGTGGTTCCGTTGACGGTGCCGTTGGTGCGCGCTACTGATGTGAGCGCGAGCCGGGACAGGCTGTGGGTGTAGAGGGTGTCCCTCATTCGTCTTCCTTGGCGGGTGCCGGCTTGGCTGGCGCCTTCTTCGGTGCAGCCTTCTTCACTGCACGCGGATGCGCCGCGGTGGCCGTCTCCGCGGGAAGGGTAGATTCGCCCACCTTCACAAAGTGAGCAGCGTGGGTTTCCAGGATCGGGTCGTCGTCCTGAACTTCACAGCCGCCGGCATAGACGTGGTCGTTGAAGGTGAATGCGTTGGTGCAGCGATGGCTCACTGTTGGCTCCTCTCAATAAGATCGGCCATGTCAGCCGGGATGGGGAATGTCTCGAATGGCAGCGCTGGCCGGTTGACGTGGATGTCTCGGTCGATGACTAGGTGTATGCGCGGCGCGTCTGTGCGGTTGACGACAGCGTGCGGTTCCCAGTGCGTCACGGGGAAAGATTCGCCAGATTTCGGCGCGAATGTCTCTTCGGCGCGCCATTGCCCTGCCGCGGATATGGGTACCTGCCAGCGTTCACGCCAGGGCCCGGCGTCTCGGTGCGCAATGATGAACCCGCCGGGCTCAATCCAGGACAGCCAGGCATCCCAGATTGGGTCTAGTGCGTCCCAAACGAATTGGAACAACTCTGCATGCTTCTGCATCTGCCTGGCGCTGACCAGACCTACACGCCGGTACCCGTGGTGTACTCGGGTTTGGGTGTAGGTGCTGGCCAGCGACCAGGCTGATGTAGGAATTCCAGCCAGTGCGGTCTGCAGCCGGCTGGGGTCGAACTTCACCCGGGTATTAGGTGACGTTCAGTACGCGGAACGCGCCATCGTTCACGCTGTCTGCGCCGACTCGGAAGTAGGCGTGCCAGCCGGACTGGCCGGTGGGCCGTCCATTGGCTCCGAACAGGTGAGGAATGTAGGAGATGGTGGTTCCGATGCGGTCGGCGATCACGTAGTTCTGGAAGTCGCCGAACACCAGCACCAGGTTGTCCGCCAGGGCGGTGATGCTGTTGTCCATGGCTTCCGAGATGTAATCGGGGCGGCCGAGCAGTTCGGACTTGCGGGCCTCGTTGAGGTAGCCCCACAGTGCCGCACCGCCGTTGGTGTCGAACCGGCGCATCAGGTTGTAGATGGCGCGGTGTGCCAGCCACGAACCGTTGGCCGCGAACCGGGCCGGCAGGGCCGAGTCCAGGGCGTACACGTCGCCGACGGCGAACGTGTCGGTGGTGGCCGAAGCGACAACCGACGAACCACCGGTCAGGGCGGTGATGATGCCGGTGGGTTCACCCGAGCCGGAACCGGTCACAAACGCCACCGATTCCAGGCGGTCCTTCTCGAACGCGATCATGTTTGCGATCTCGTTGGCCAGACCTGTTGCGTCAGCCAGGACTTCATGGGACACAGGCACGAACACCTGAGCCTTGACGACCGGGATGGACGGCTGCGCCAGGGTGGGGGCGTCATCGGAAACCTGCGCGGCTTCCGCGTCCCACGAACCGGTCACGCCGGCGCTGGAGACACCGTTCCACACATCACCAGTGGCGGTGACGACGCGGGCGATCTGCCGAACCTGGTTGACTGAGCCGTTGGCGGTCAGGATTACCGACGGATCCAGCTGGAACGGAACCATGAACCCACCGGCGGTGTCGGTGAGGCTCATCGCACGCTCGTAGGCGGCGACCTCGGGCTGGGTCAGGCCAGCCAGCTGTCCCTTGGAGCGCACCAACTTGGTGAACACGCTGGTGTATTCCGGGGAGGTGGTGCCCAGCACCATGTTGGCCATACGTCCGGTGTCGTCGCGCTCAACGAGCTTGGCGGATGCCTCGCGGACCTTGTCTGAAGCGAATGGCATGCGCTCGATCGCATCGCAGGCCCGAGAACGCAGCTCGCCACGGGTTCCGCCACCGAAACGCATCTCCGAGGTGTCCCACGGGTTCTTGTACTTGCCGTTACTGAACGTCACACCGCGTGCGGGGGCGTCCACGACCTGGGCGCGGTCTTCGGTGACCTCGTTGGTGGTGGACACGACGGTGGCGCTGCGGACTTCGTCCAGAGCGGCGTCGTGCTCGAGGTTCAGGCGGTGCTCGTGCACCTGCCGGAACTCCTCGACGAGGGCGGGTACGCGGGCGCGATCCTCAGGGGTCTTGTCTTTCTTGGCCTTCAGCCGCTCCAGTTCGTCCTGGATGTCCTTTTCGCGGTTGACGGCCTGCTTGATGTCAAGTTCCATCTTCACAGTCCTTTCAGGGGTGGGTTGAGCTCCATCGCGTTCCTGACTTCGGCGAGCGCTGCTGCAAACAGGTCGTCATCCGCGTTGCGGTCTTCAGGGGGCGTGGAATCTTCTTGTTCGGTTTCGGGCTCCGGTTCGTGCTCCCCGGCCTGTTCGGTGGGTTGCGGCGCGTCGGTGTCTTCGTCCGAGTGCTCAACGGCCACCTCTTCGGTGGTGTCTTGCGGCTCTGACTCCCCCGCTTCGGGGGCGTGATCTACTGCGTCAGCGCGCAATAGAAGTTCTGCGAGCAGTCGGCGCTGCTCGGGTTCTTGAAGTCGTGTGCGGTCGATCTCAACTACATCGGTTGATCGCACGGCTGCGGTGGTGTCGGCGTAGGCTGGCCACACGACGGGCCCGACCTCGGCGATCTTCACTTCTTTAAGGGTGCGCAGCAGTGGGCCCCGGTTGTTGGGATCGCGGTAGAGAATCTGGTCGACCTCTTCGGGTTTGACGAGTTTCCCTTCACGGTCGTGCCATTCGTCGCGCACCACCGAGAATCGGAACGACATGCCGTCGATCGCACCGGAGGCGATGGCCTCACGGATTAGGTCGATGAGAATGTGTTGTCCGAGGCGGGCCTGCACATACAGTCCGCGGTCATCCTCGTGGATATCGGAGATAGCGCCAATGGGAATGGACCCGATCAGGGGGTGGTGTCCGTGGTCGAACTGGAACTTGGGTGTGCGCTCGCGAAGCGACTTACGGAACGCACCGGGTGCGATCTGTTCATCGAATGTGCCTTCCCAGGAGTCGATCCGGGTGGGCGAGTTGAACACCGCGCCGTAGCCTTCAAAGGTGAGGCCGTCGCCGTTTTCGTTCGCGTCACGGGTGAAGGTGAACGACACCGATCGGCTTAGGTTCTCGCGCGGCGGGGTCTTCTTCTCGGTCATTGTTCCTCCTCGGCTGGCTTAGCCAGCTCCAAGATTCGGTTCACTCGATCCAATGTCTGACTTCTCGCGGGCTGTGGGGTGTTGGCGTCGTTTTGCCCGAGCTCTTGAAGCTGGACGGAGTAGTAGCCGCTGTGGGTGAGAAGTCTTGTGTCGTTGGCTTCCACGGCTTTCACGACCGAGTCCGGCTCATATCCGGCGGTGATGTAGGAGTTGATGGTCTCGGCCTTGATGGCGGCGATGGCCGCGGCATCTTTTTCGTCCTCCCGCAGGAATGGGACGTCTGTGGCGTCGTACCAAAGCCGCGATGAGTCGTCGGGGACTTTCATGACTCGCTCGATTGAGCCGGCTACGTTCTGCCACAGAGGGTGTGCGGTGCCATCCGCGAGGCGTCTACGGGCTTGCCCGTAGTTGGAGTATGTAGCGGCTGCCAGTCCCTCTGAGAGTCCGACGATCACGGGCGGGACACCAGCGGCTGCTGCGATGCGGGTTTCACCGCCGCCGCGCACATTCTTGAAGTCGATGTCTTTCAGATTGGTTCCGACCACTGTGACATCGGCTCCGGGGTACAACTGGAGGGTCTTGCCGGCGTTATCGGGGCCTGCGAACTTGTCTTCGAACTCTTCGACCCATTTCTTCACGTTGTCCTGTGTGGCAGCGGCGATTCCGGGCGCACCACCGAAGTGTTTGATAACCATGTTGGGGGTGGCGGCGTTGTCAAAGAATCTGCGCTGGTGGCGGGTCATGGCGTGGTCGGATTGGATCTCGCGCAAGATCGGTGTCAGCCAGGACATCCCGACGAACACGCCCAGTGGGTCCGGGATGGGTGCGAAATGCGCGACCTCGTCAACCAGGAACGGAACGGGTTCGTTCTTGGTGGCGGCACCACCCTCGGTGTACAGATAGCCCTTTTTGACCCATCCAAGCTGCGCACCGCCCCGGCGTCCGGGTTCTCTTGGGGTGGCGACGATCTGCACCCAATCTGGACGAAGCCGCACCAATTCGCCGGCTGGGTCCGCTGTCCCCAATCGGGCTAACGAGGTGTCCTTGTACCAGTACGAGTTGCCGGCCAGGTCGGCGTCCTGAATCATCCGCGACAGAAGATCCTGAGTGGTTCCACCAGGCCAGGGACGCTCCAGCAGTGCCAGATCTTTCAGGCCATATGTGTCCGAGGGGGACCCGTCACGGAGCCGCTGCCATTGAAAACGGATGCTCGAGAACACCAGTTGCCGCACGGCCATACACGCGAACACCACACCGTTCGAGGCGTACGCGTGGGACGCTAAGCCTTCAAAGTTGTTCGGTGGTTTCTCTGTGCCCTGCCCGACCAAGGTTTGTCGGACACCGCCAGCTTGGTAGGCGTAGCCGTTGAATGCGAACTGATTGACCATCGCCGCGTATTCGTCGATCGACATCCGCGACGGCTGAGTCTTGCCGGCGAGCCGGTCCAGGAACCTCACGGACTGTCCTCACGCAGCACAAATCCAACCCCGGCCAGGGTGAGTGCTCCCCCACTGATCAGCGACCAGCCAAGCCCACCCACCACCGCGACACCGGCTGAAATCAGCAGCGCGCCAATAATGGCGACTAGCAGCACAACTCGCTCTGCTGTCATCAGCTGTAAAAGCCCCACACTTGTGTCTCCTGTACTCGCCCGTGAACAATGAGCCCATGAAGGGCGAGGGTGACGGCCACTAGTTGTGTGATGTCACTGGTTGCGTCTTTGCGGTCCCATGCCCACGCGTCAGCTAGGTCACGTTTCTTGCCCGCACATACCGATTTCTGAAGGTCTTTCGCGCCGCGGTGCCGCAGCCCGTTTTCATTGACGACGGATAAGAACTTGCTGCACGCGTTCGCCATCCCGGTGGCGTTGGTGGTTTGAACCTCAACGCCGAGGTCTTTCATGTCTTGGATCACCGCGCCCGCTTCGGAGCGTTCATCGACCATGACGGCGCACGGCGCCCATTTGATGAAAAGCTCTTTGACTCGAGGTGGGATCCACTCAAGTCCTGGAAGCATGTTCACGTCCGGGGTATCCGTGGCGACGGGGACGATTCCGACGTGAATCTTTCCGTCGGATCGGTACCCGGCCACCGCTATAGCCGCGGCTGTCTGTCCCTTGTTCGCGTACACCCCAAACGACACCGGATCTAGCGGCTCAGACTTCAGATCCTTGAGCGCGCTCCACATATCCTCGGTGATCAGGCCGCCACCGTTGGACGGCCAGATGCCCATAGCTTCGCGCGCCCACGAGTCATCGTCGGGGATGTTCTCACGCATCCGCAGCATCGACTCCAGAGGAGTCCTGTGCGGGAAGGAGGGATTCATCTTCCGCCACTGCGACTGATCATCCGGCTTGGCGTTGGAATCTGCGGAGAACTCCACATACACCTGGTCGCCTCGAGTAAGGACTACATCGCCCTCAGGTTTGTCCTTGAGTGCCTTATCCCGTTTTGACGTGAAGGCTTCACCGTCATCGGTAGGCCGCGGCGGCGTTCCAAGGAAGAAGATCAGCGCCCCGTGCGGGTGTCGAGCCTGGTTGGTGGCCGGCACCATATCCTCGAGCGCCTTGAGGCTGAGGATCTGCGCTTCGTCGAAGACCTCGATATCGATCTCGTCCATGCCGCGCCCGAAGCCTTGAGCTCGAGCACCGAACATGATGATCGACCCGTTACGAAACCGGATCTCCTGCTCACCGTTGGCTTCACGGATACCGTTCGACCGCCCAGGCTCTAGATGCGGGGCTATCGCCTTGCGTTTCACCATTGCCTGGAACGAACGGAAGGTATTTGTGGTCGTTCGATTGTGGTGCGAAGTCCACACGGCCCGTGTGCCCGGAAACTCAAGGCACAGACCGATCACGATATTTCCAATCGTGAACGTCTTGCCCACCTGGCGCGGGATCGACGCCACCACGCCGCCGACCGTCGCCGCGTACTTACCGTTCTCGCGGCATCCCAACATGATCGAGCCAAATCCCTGCTGCCAGGGATCGAACTCCACCCCAACCTCAGACAGGCGCCGCTTCACTCGCGGATACACCGACGTGACAATCCCCTCGGGGATCACCACATGACGGGCGGCTTCCGATAGACGCGGAAGAGGCTTAGATTTCTGAGGCGTCGAACTTTTCGTCATCGGGTTCACTGCCGACCAGCAGCGGATGGTCTGGGGCCAACGCCCTCAGCGCGGACTCGAGTTCACGCACTCGGCCGGCCAAATCCGCGTCGTCGCGGGCATCAATCGCGTCAATGTCATGAGAGATGTCCTGCAACCGCTTGGTCAACGCCGCAAGATCACGCGCCGCACAGTTCGCCGTCACCGTCTCGGCGATCCGATCCCGCATCGCCACCAGCAGCTCACGAGGTGTACCTGACTTCGCGGCCTGAACAACAGACTTCGACGGCTTCTGCGGCGCCAGCTCATCACTCCCCACGGCCCGAAGGCCAGGCTTGTTGGCCATGCGCCCTCCGATCATGTGGGTGGTGGTGTGGAAAACGTAAGAGAGAGATTCGCGACTGGGGCGGGGTCACCATCGGTGCGGTGGTGTTCGACGCCTACCCACCCCCCGGGTGTTACCAGGGTCTTGAGGTGTCGGTGGTTGGTGTTTGTCGGTTCGCGGTGGCCCTGTTGCCGCCGGCTGGGCACTCTCGGCCTCTGTGTTCTGGTCCGCGGTATCGGGTTCGGTCGTTGTCGTCGTGTCCGAGGTCCCATGGGCTATTGGGGGCTATGGGCTCGCCGCAGCGCCAGCAGGTTGCGCGTCCTGCTTGGACTATCGGTTCCCAGTGCTTACGGGTCTTCTTGTGGTGGTATCCGTAGCCGCGGGCGTTGGTTGTGCCCTTGGATGGCATCAGCCGCGCTGTACGTCCATGGCCCAGCCGTTGTCACGGGTAGTGACCACGATCGTGGTGTCAGTAGCGGGAAGGTTGGCCATCGAAAGGGTGGCAGCCTCGGCCACAGCACCCATCAACGCGATACCCCAAGGCTTACCACCGGTCTTGAGTTTCAGGCTCTCGATGTCTGGTGGGGTTGAGCGCCAGGAGCCGGGATCAGCATCCATGAGGGTGTCGCCGTCGACAGTGATGGTTATGTGGGCCATGAGGATCTCTTGACGCTGGGTGCCGCGCATTGCACCACTTGATGGCGACCGTCTTGATCGGACCAGTGAACGGCAGTAACCGCGCCGTGGTCGTCGTGGTCGTACCCCAGGAACTTGAGCCAGCTGCGTGCAGTCGTGGCTGTGAGTTCGACGGTGATTGGGTGAGCCATATTCGGCGGTGCGGTCTTGGTCATGTGAAACTCCGTGACCACGGCATCGAAAAGCGGCTGACCATCCTTAATGATCTGAAGATGATGCTGTGGCGCACTGGACTGTTCTTCACTCATGGGCTGTGAGCTTTCCTAGCTGACGGTCAGGGATAGTCACGTCATTGGTCTTACCCAACGTGAACTGCCAGAAAGGTGACTGACGTTGGTGATCGGACTGGCGGTAGACGGTGATGATGCGGGTACCGTCAGGTGCGTCAGCAGCGTCCTGCCTGAGTTGGGCTGCATCAGCTTTCGTCAAGCAATCGAACTCGCCGCTGATAATGGACTCGATAGCCTCGGCCCACTCCTTAGCGGCGGAGCCGATCATCTCCTGCGCCTGCTCATCAGACATACCCGCACCCCGAAATCCAGGAAGGGGGATTAGATGCGAAGGGGTGTTCTCGTCGCCGGGATGCGGTAGCACACCACGGGAGAACTGGCGCACCAGAAGATCAATGAGGAGCTGATTAGGCACTGGGGATCACATCATTCGGCGTGAGAACTTCTCGCCGCCAGCCTTACCCGCTGCGGCGTACTGCGCCTCCACTGCACGGCGCATTGCATCAGTGACCGGCTTGTCATTGATGTTCTCGATATTGATGACGCACCGCGCGGGCGGATCGAATCGGTCGGCCAGACGGCGCAAGACGCGGGCAATGCTCTGTTTCATGGGCTGTGGGCCTTCTCTACTTGGGCTCAAGGTCTAGCAGGTAATCCATGCGGCGAGTACAAACCAACTCTTCATGCCAATCACCCTCAGTACGGGCTATACGTAACCGCTGTAACGCTTCCAGAATGCGGAGCTGGTTAGCGGTAAGGGCCACAGTCGTAGAACCGCTCGCCATAGAAGTACGGGCCAAGGACGCTAAAAAGCTCGCTCCGATTCTCGCGCCATATCCCCACAGCGCCATGCGGCCACTGCAGCGGACTCAGCTCCGGGTACTCGCCCAACGGTTGACCATCAAGCATGATAAAAACCGGTTTGAGTAAGTCCGAGTTGGCATTCCCCGCCGTAAGTGAGAATCCAAGCCTTGCCGTCCGTGCCGTGGTAGACGAGGCGTCCACAACGCTTAACGGCATCGGCCAGGCCGCCCATGTTGGTCATGACCGCTCCTCCTGTGCCCGAGGGTGCTTGCAGTCCCGAGGCTGACCCGTTTCCCAATTCCTATGACACTTGGCAATACAAACGCACTTCAGATACTCGTCTGCCTGTAGCGAGTTATAGAGGCGCACCGACGCAGCCAGGGCCTTGATTTCTTCAGCACCCTTGCTGGATATTCGGCGCATACCTTCAATTATCCCGCGTTTCAACGGGATCAGCGGTGTCTAGGCGGGTGGGATTCGTCGGGAGCCGAACATTCGCCGCCGTTCAGCCGCTTCCTTGGCCTCGTCTTCATCGCGCTGAGTCCAGACGCCCAGCATCTTGCGGCGCTCAGTAGGAGTATCAGTGTCCCTACCGGCATTCTCGGTCATCGCCTCGATGTAAACCCGTTCATACGTTGCGATAGCACGACTTAACTCTTCATCCGATGTCGTAGCAGGATCGAAAGAGAGACCGAGTTCACGGGCACGGTCTATATGGGCTTGGGATGGTTCAGTCATGGCTGGCCTCAATCGCGGTCTGGTCAACCTCGGCGTCGATGGTCGGCTTCCATGGCGGATTGAACGACAGGTACGCGACAGGCTGGGCGGGTCCGCAGCGGTTGAATGCATATTCGGGCTCATGCCAGGTGGTCGGCCAAATATATGGACTGGACGGTGACGAGTCACGCTCCCGGCAGTATGACTCGATGCGCACTTCGGATGCTTCATAGTCGCCGGGTGGCTCGTCTGTCATCTCCATGACGACAGGCAATGTGGGATCGAGCTCGGATAGGGCCGTCATCAGCTCACCGACGTTCATGCCTCAATTTTACCGAGCTACAGCGTAAGTCGCGGTGTCTACAACCGTCTCCGGTACGGCTCGTAGAAACCCTCGGGCTTGTCCAACTGGAACATTTTCGGCGACAGCCACAACGTCATCGTCACCGACGACATTTCGTTCTCCGAGGAGGCTTCAACCTGCACTACTGCTATCCAGTGCAGATCGTGGGTGCGTATCCAGGCGATCTGGTGGCCCCGCATCCACGCCTCTAGGCGCAAACCCTCCGCCCTGACGGACAGGTTGCGGTTGCGCACGAAGCCGCCGACGCTGCCGGGTAGGGCTTGGTGCATGTCGACGTAGACGGTTCGGTACAGCTTTTTGAGCGTGGGAAAGCGAGGGTTGCTAGACCATCGCTCGAACATCTGTTCGATAGTAGAACGGGGAGACCTCTAGAGCAAGTCAGCTGTCGTCGCGCTCAAGCGCATCGACGATGGCGTACTTCACGCGGGCGTGGACCGACCGACCGGGCTCTCGCCCCGCGATTGACGTGCGGCATATGACGACATGGAATCCGGGAATCCACATGTAGCGGACCCACTTAGCGCAGGCCACAATTCCCGCCATGCCCGCATGGCTATCGAACTTGCGGGGTACCAGCTTGTAGGCGCTACCTGCATACTTGGAATGCAGGCTCATCGCGACAGCGGCCAATCCGACGGCCACCGACACAAATGCGACAACGGCCGGAACGGCGACGAGGCCGAGCCAAAAGCCTTCCGGGATGCTCATCCTCGCCGCCCGAACAGGCTGCCGAGAATGTCGATGGGATTGGCCGCTTTGACCACTCCCCTGATCTCCGTGCCGAGCTGGCCTAGTTCAGCTTCCGCGCTACCGGCGATACCGTCAGCGGACGTCTGCACCACACCGACTGCGCGGTCAACGCCGTCGCGGGCGATGTCCAGTAGGCCGTCCATGAACTTCGGCACGGTGTCGTCAGGGATCTTCCTGTTCGCGATGCGCTCACACATGGCCACGAGTAGAGGGGCCATGGCGCCGGCTAGTGCTGCGAAGAATCGATCAAGCATCTCGCCTCGCTTGGGCAGCCTGTTGCAGTTGGTCTAGCGCAGTGCGGATTTCCGCGTGGCGGGCTTCCTGGCGCTCGTTGTACTCGTTGACCACCTTGTTGTAGCGGTCGATGAACCGGTTCAGCAGCCACAGCAGAACTCGTGGGCCTAACCAGATGATCAGCATCAGCACCAGTGTCACCGCTATCGCCGCTGCAAAGAATGTGTTCACTCGGATACTCCCGAATCTTGCGGCGCGCTCACAATCACCTGTTCTGTCCAGCTTGTTGGGTCGTTCTCGGGATCTACTCGACACCCTGTAGAGCAGGGGGCGTAGCGGATACGGCCACAGGGGATGCAGCAGCGGACACGAGACAGAGGCATGAACACCTCCGGGCATGAGAAAACCCCGCCTACCTGCGTAGACGGGGTTGAAGAAGTAGATGCAGCTAGCCGTGCTTTAGAGACACGTGTAGCACCCCTTCATTCTCACTCATTCCCGATCGAATTACAAGCCTGTCATTTCATCTCGGTAGGTCCCTCACGAACTACCTCATACGACGACGGCACGTGCGCCATATTCGCGAATGGCGCTGGCGCAATCGTGATTCCCTGCTCCCGCAGGGCGTTCGTTACTTCAGTGATTCCAGCGGGAGCCCTACGCACGCGGAATTCGATGTCTGACATGAAATCTTCGAACGCCGACACCACCCGGGAAGCCGATTCTGAACGCTGCGAGGCGCGCAATAGGTGTTGCAGTTGCTCGCGTGCCACGGTCGAGACGGGTAGGCCGCGTTCGTCGGCGATCTTCTCCAGTCCCTCGTATTCCTCTGGGGATAGCCGGACTTGGAGTGTGCGGGTTTTCGGATGTCCGCGGGTGACTTTGGTTTCGTCGGTGATTGGGGCGTCCGGGTTGGCTTCGATGGCCTCTCCCTCAGCTTCGATGAGGGCGGCCAGATCTTTTTCGGTCATGATGTGCCTCCTTCTCGGTAGATGCGCTTGTCGCGGTCGTTGGCGGGCCAGCAGTTGACGCCGTACTCGATGCCGTCTTTTACGAGCGTGATGACGGTGAGTACCTGTTGTGCGGTGGTGGAGTATCCGATGGTCCGAACACCTTTGCCGCTCTTAGATGTGGGGTCTGGGACCAGCGTTACACGCTCCGGGTCGGTGAGTGCTTCGTCGGCCATGGCGGGCGTCATTGCCCGCTTGCCGATGTAGTCGCCCCGGTAGGTCCAGTCCGCTCCCATGCCAATAGTGTATTACATATGTACTACACACGCAAGGGTTTGGGGTGCCCGGTTAGCCAACAAAATGGCAGCTAGACGGCATCTCGCTCGCCATCACCAAACTCCTCAGCCACCCGAGGCACGTAATACGACCACGGCTGCCACCGAGCCTGTGGCTCGGACACCATCTCCACCAACAACCCCAACATGTACCGGGCACGGTCCGTATCACCCGCATCCAGCGCCGCCTGCACGTCGGTCGCCGCCTTACGTACCTGCTTCGGCATATTCATGTCAGGTTCCACGGATCAGATGGTCCTACTCGAGCACACCTTCAGGCAAAGGACATTCCAGTACCGCAGCGAGGTGCATGAAGTACTGCGGCCCCCACGTGTAGTGGCAGGCCTGGCAGCTACAGCCTTGTGCGGTGAGTTGCAGGGCGGGTTGGCGGACGTTCTCGCCGGCTGAGTCGCGGCGGTACACCCAACGTTTTTGGCAGGCGGGGCAGGGCGCGGAAACGGTTTTGACGGGTTCAGGGTTGAGGAGGTGGTTTATTCTGTTGCACCAGTTTTCGAGGCTGTTGCTGTAGCCGTCCAGGGTTTTCGAGTCTTGGGGCCGCCACGTTTTCAACGACTCGAGAATCCTGAGCCGCCTGACCGTTTCGGGTGTCGGCGGGTGCGTGAGGTCGCCGTCGAACACACCCGGATCAGACTGCCACTGCTTGACTTCCACATCGATTTCGTTGCGTAGATCGAAAGCGTCGGTCCAGATCGGGGGCTGAGACTTCGCCACCCCCATGAACACTCCGCTCCCCTCCACCGACTCCACCGCGTCACACAACGACGCATACAGCGGTTCAGCCCATTCCTTGCGGCCCTCCACTATCTGCAACTTCGGATCAGTCAACGCGGACACCCCGTCACGCAACTTCTCCAACGCACCCGGAAGATCACCATCCGGCTCAACAGGTACAGCAGTCAACGTAGATCCTCCCGGTAGCATGAGCAGCTTTCCGTGAATTCCTCTGTCCAAGAGAGGGCGTACTGCCAGTAGCAGCCGAAGCTGACTCGCGCACCGTCTTCAGTCTTCAACTCCCAGTGGTGGTAGTCGTCGTGAACCTTGACGGCCATGTGGTGCAGCCAGCTCGACAACCGGCGCCGCAACGTCCTCACAAGGATTCTCCGTTCGACGGTGGATCGTTCTCTGCCATATAGCGTTCCCGGGCGAGACGGCGAGTACGGGCGAGATGATGGGCCTCTGCTGCGGCTAGCGCATCAGACTCGCCGTCGCCGAGATAGACCTCCTTAGGAGTTTGATACCCCACACCGAAAAGCACCTGCCATGAACTCGCGCCGTACTTGAACAGGATGTAAGCACCGCCATCAACTTCAGCGCGGCACCCATTCTTTGGGACGCGAATATCTGGGTTGTGGTCCCATTGCAGCGGTTCAGCACTCAACTCCCACTACCTCCGCTAGCCGACTTGCCACCCGTAGCCACGTTGAGAATGGCGGCTAGAGCAGCGCGCACATCTGCGTCTAGCACTGCACTTATCCGGGAGTTAGCTTCAGTCAACCGATTTCGCGCGGCGCAGTACGGGCAGTCCCACGGACCACCGGGGCCGAAATCCCAAGCGCCGTCGCAGTGGTTGCATTCCATCCATCCCATACCTCAATTATCCTCCGTTTCAGGACAAGTCGCGGTGTCTAGAGCTGGGCCAGGATTGTCCGCAAGTCGGCCGCCAGCGCGGGATTATCCTCAGCGCAAGAATCCGCATAGGCGGACAAGGCTGTTCGCGCGTGCCGATCCTTCGCGTATTCCAGAATGAAGCACGGCCCCATAGGCTTGCCATCCGTCCGCTCCACCAGGTACTTGATGTACACACCTCGGTTGTCGCTCATAGTCCAGTCTCCTTCATCTTCTGGCCACGCTTAGCGAGTCCCTTAAGTACGTCGTGCCACCAGCCGGTGTCGTCCTGCTGTAACGCCCATTCGGCTTTCTCGCCCCACTGCTCAATCTCAGTGCGTAGCTGGATGACTCGTTGGTTCAGCTGGCGCTCAGTCTCAATGCTCATCACTTCTCCTTAGGCTTGTCTTCAACCCAGTACCAGGTGGACCCGGAGCGGGCCAGGTATCCGGTGGGCTTATCCGAAGTAGTCATAGTGGTCATCACATACCAAGTGGTCGTCAACTTCTCCGATGGAGCCTGGCTTTCCGCATAATTCACAGAACTGGCAGCTGGGGCACAGTAGATCGGTGATCTCTTTTCCGCCACTAGGCATGGGCGTCAGCACTTCAAACCACCCAAGGTTGATCGCCTCATCGACAGCAGCTCCGAAATCCCCGAACGAGTCGTAGCCGCACGAGTCTCCACACTTCGTGCAATAGGCTTGATAGAACGTCTCACCCGGATACCCGTCAGGGTCCTTTACTTCATGTAGTCCATGCATTGTCACTACCACGCAATCAAGACGCCGAAGATCCGCAGCACATGCAAGGTCTCGTCTGCGTGTCCTTGGTCATCGGAATAGTCGATGGACTCCCGAAACTTGCCGTGAGTTGTCTTCCAGTACTGGATCATTACTCCTTCTCCCACTTCTTGAGTTCTAGGTCCCATATCCACACATCCTCGCCACCCGGGGAGGCGTCGAATGTGACAGTGAACATGTGGTAGTCGCTCATGCGGTCTGGTTCGGCAACGGCTTTCGCAAGATGCTGCATGAAATCCCAGAACCCCGGCGCGTCAATAACTTCGACGGTCTTTCCATTGAATTGCATACCTCAATTATCCTCCGATACACCGACATTCGCGGTGTCTAGCCCGCTTTCCTTTCCTGGTTCCATCTACGCCTGTCCTTCAATGACAGCTCCCCGTAAATACCGTGCTGGTCGTGTACCTCTATCGCGAATTGGAGGCATTGGAGTTTGACGGGGCAGCCGTGGCAGATTTCCTTGGCCCGCTTACATTCCCGGCTGCCGCCTTGGTCCGGGAACCACCACTCCGTCGGGAGTCCACGGCACGCCGCTTCGTCCTGCCAGGACAGGTCAGCGACAAGACCGGTGAGGCATCCAACGATATCTGCGGCGACACTTCCACCGGCTATCCAGTCGGTAGGGCTTGAGTGCGTCATCAGCTTGCCCTCCCCCGCTTCATCTCCATCCGCTCATGGGCGGTGACCCCACCGAAAATCCCGTACTCTTCATTAGCCCTGAAGGCGTATTCCAAACACTCGGCAGCGACCGGGCATTGAGCACAAATAGCTTTCGCAGCTTTAGCCATCGTCCTCCCCAGACTACCGGGGGTGGGGTAAAACAACTCGGGATCCGTCTCGGGGCAAAGAGCTTGTTCTGTCCAGGGCTCGTGGTTGATGGACCACATGTCAGCGCCACCGTCTATGATTCTTGGTCCGGGGTGAATGTTTCTCACTAACGCCTCCAACGTGTCTCATGCGGCCAATGCCTTGGTTTCCCTAAATCCCCCTGCCCATCCATGGCTATCCATCTACAGGGATGTCCTTCTGGGGCACTACAGTCCGGGCACACCCGCTCAGCTGCCCCTGTTTCGGTGTATGCCGTAGGTTTCCGCCGGCTACCGGTGTCTTGGTAGTCAGTCATGGTCGGCCTGCCATTGCCGAACCTGCTCCACTTCAGCGGTGTCGCATGACAATTCGCAGATGCCAGATGTTCGGCGGCATGGGATGAACCTTTTATGCGTTAGGCATACCCAAACCTGCGAGGCCTCGTCGTCGGGCCACTCGATGCCGAACATGTCGATGTAGCTCATTCGGTCACCGTCCCGCCAGATACCCAACGCATCTCGGGATATGCGGTGCCCGGCTCCCGCGTGAGTCCTCCAAGGGCTTTATCCACCTCGGCGGAGTACGCTTCGGCCCGGCGCTGCGCGAACAGCTCATCCGGGTATCGCATGTCGGCGTAGATGAGTGGCTTCAGTACTTCCGCTATGAGCTTCTGTGCGTCGGAAGGTTCGTCACTCATCTGTACCTCCCAGTCGCCGCAAATCTTCCGAAATAGTCTTGGCGAGGGCAGCGTCCCGTTCTTCTCGCGCCGTCGAGCCATCACCCTCTGCGAACAACTTGAGGGTCCTGCCTTCGTCTTGAATCGACACTGACCAATAGTCCGACCAATGCTCCTGGCGTTTCGGGTCGATCATGTCTATTCGGGTCACCGTCTCGGGAATGGCGCGGTTCTTGAGCGCCTCTACTTCCCGTAGTGCTTCGTCTCGTTCTTGGATTACCTTCGTGGAGTCCTCGACAGTGCCCTGCCACAACGATTTCCAGTGGTCTGCGGCTTGTTCCAGGAACTCGACAGCCTCGATCAGTTCAGGAACCAACTGCCTTGCAGCGGCGATGAACTCGGCGTCCGGGAGGGCCGCGAATCCGCCTCTGAATCCAGATTCGTCCGCAAAGATGATGCGCCCGTCAGACCAAACCGAGGCGGTACCGTCGTCCTGGTCAGATATTTCCCACGGTCCCGGCGTTACGCCTTCCAGGGATGCTTTAGCGCGGTCTACAAGCTCACTCATCGCGCCACCTTCCGGCACCACTTACATAGGGGTAGACCCCAGGGAACATTCGATGTCGTGTCGAATCGCAAGCCCCCGCTGCGGCCACAGATCGGTTCCATGGTGCGGTTGCCGAATTGGTCATAGCGGCACAGGTGAACCACTCGGCGCAGCGATCCGCGCCCCCGTTTCAGTAGGTAGCTCATCGCTCTAGTTCCTCTGTCTTGTAGATCAAGGGGGCGAGGACATTGAGAACGGCCATCATTCCAGTCCATACGGGTATGGATTCACCCGAAGCCATTTTGGTTAGGTGCTGGTGCGACTCCCGTATCGGTTTCAAAGCCTCACGGGCAGCGATGGTTCGAACCCAGATCGTGTAGTTGTCGTCCGCCAACGGCTCGCTACCGGTCTGCACTCGCCACGCTCGCCGTGCTGCCTCTACTGCTGGATCGGTCATGACTTCACCTCGCGCAGATAGGAGAGGGATCTACGGATACCGAACAGCTCGCCGCGACATTCCGCCACTGCTTCCCAGTTCGCGGGAACATTCGGGTACCGGTGGGCAAATTGGTAGCACTCGTTGATCTGTTCAGTGCTGCGTTTCTCATCCGCCTCTAGCCGCTCTATTACTTCCGCAATTGCTTTGTCGCTCATAGTCCTAGTTCCTCACTTGGGTAGACCCGTTTAGCGGTCTCACAGGGCCAATAGACTTGGCACGCCTCACAAACCGTCGCTCTCAGGCCACCCACCCGCCGGTGTAGTTCCTGTACCGACTTAGCCATCTCACGGGCAGCGGCGACCAGTTCACGCCGATGCTTCTCGGGTAGCAGAAGGGCATCAGCCCCGATCACTCGGTTAACGGCTTCGATACTGGGGTCAGACATGTCGACCGTCCTCCCATCCCGCCAGGTATGCCTTACGCATCGATTCGTTACCCCACTCGGGGTATCTTTCGTTGGGGTCGTATCCCCAGATGACGCACATCAGCTCAGCGTCAATTTCGTTGTCGTCCGGTGGTTTTACGGTGTCGCTCATAGGACTACCGCTCTCAGATGATCAGTGACATGGGGATGGAAGCCGCTCCAGTAGCCTTCCCAGCCGCAGGTGCAGTGATGCCATCCCGGCTTACCGGGCGTAGGGTGTCCGTCATAGATGTAAATGTGGCGACCCAGTTCGTCCTGTAGCGCATATCCAACGTCGTTGAACCAGCCGGGATCTCGATTGGCCCGCCAGTCGGCTAAACCACGGGTCTCGCTCATTCGAACCTCAATCGCAGTCTCATCAGCTCTACTCGACACCACCATCGCCGGTAACGGATCTTTGAAGAACGGGATCAGCGATGGGTAGACCCAAGCCCTCTTGGCTTCGGAGGTACCTACCGGCATCACACCGTCGCCGACCTTCTTCCACCGGACACCCGCATAGCGTTGCGGCCACAGGCATTCCGGCAGGGACTCAAACACCGTGCCATCTGGCAAGGACGCAATATCTCTTGGAGTTTTTAGTTCTCTCATCTCATGCTCCTTCTTCGGATAGCGGCCGGATTGCAGGGTCAGTCATGCCCCACCCCCGTGACACCGGAGCCAGTCGTCACCATCGACCGCATACCCGCCAGAGCAGAACCCGTCATCGCTTGCAGGGCAATTCCGTTGCAGGTCTTCGCATAGTTCGAACGGTCCAGCCGCTCGTGCTTGTTCTAGAGTTATCGCTCGGTCGCTCATCTTCCACCTGCCGCGAATGCGCCATGATTCACCCATTCGCCTATCGGACGGCGGCGGATTATTAGCTCCACATCAGGCCACCGCTTATGGATTCGTCGTGCGTCAGCCTTGGCTACCTGAACAACTTCCGTTGGTTCACTCAGTAGTTCCAGGTACTCCCCGGATCTTCCCCATACGCTGTACTCGCTTCTCATCGCCCACCCCTTGCGAATGCTGCTATAGCCTCAGCGCCAGAGGGGGGTTGCACTGTGATGTTCAGGTTCATGGCCAATATCCAATCCGCAATCTGCGCATGGTTTTCCGGCCAGGGCATCCCCTTGTCGCATAGATTTTCGCGGCTGGCATGCTCCAGCATCTCCCGCACTTTCCACTTGCTCATAGCTTCACCACGTCTTCTATGAGGTCGTGTAGTGCTGTGACTTCATGCCCGCAGCAGGTGCAGCGTCCTTTGCGTCTGGTCTCTATCGAGGCTTGTACCCAGTTCCCGATCGTGGAGACATGCTCCCGGCAGATGAACACTTCAACAGCTGGTCTGTCGCAGTGGTCTACGAGGTGGATGGTGACCATGAAGTCCGCGGGCCTGTAGCAGTCTTGGCATGGGGGTGTGCATTCGATCTTTAATCGGGCTAGGAACGCCGTAGGGGTCTCTACACCGGGTCGGGGTTGTAGTGGCACCACTGGTTGGGGTTTGGGCTGTGTGCGTTTAAACCAGGCGGTCATAGCGGCATCACCCGGAGCGCCGATGCGATCGTGTAACCACAGAGGGCGCAGCGGTCTTTGTTGGTTGCCGCTACCTCCAGTAGTTCCGCTCGGTGGGACTCGCAGAGCGAGATGACAACCAACTCGCACGAGTGGGTCCAGTAATGCGACCAGTGCACCCGGCACACCCACGCCGCCTGTCGATCACAAGCAGGCTGCTCAAAGATGTCGGGCATTTCGCACGGCTGCCCCGGCATTTCTCCTACGAGTTCTTTGATGTCTGTTATGGCTTGGGTCATCTCACAGCCTCCTTGCTGCTCGCCGGTTTCTCTCTATGCCAGTTGAGGTCGTAATCCCAATACGCGTTGTTCTCGGTGAACCACTCAGCGCGAGATCCGATAGCCGCGTGTCGATGCCACCAGCAGAAGCATTTGGCCATGCTTGGGTGGTCGAATGGCAACGAGTCGGCGTCGGGGTAGTCGCGCATGAACTCCGAATCACAGTCAACGCAAGCGAAAGTCAGTGGCAATGGGCGCCAACCATCGTCGGGTTGATGGAAGTTCGATCTGCGCTCATTGCAGGGCCAGCAGAGTGTCCGCAGGTGTCGACGTGGTCGGAACCCATCGCGGACCACGGGATGATGTGATCCAGCGTCAAGTCTTCCCGTGCGCCACATTGCACGCATGCGAAGTGATCCCGCTGGTACACGTACTGGCGATCTTTGCCTGGTATCTGCTCCCGTCGCGCGGTGAGGCGCGTTCGCCGGACCGGGAATCTGGACTCTTCACATTCCAAGATTGAGCCCAGATCGAGCGAAGCGAGACTGATTGGCTCATCAGATTTGAGAGATTCTTGTATCGGCTTGCGCGCGTTACCTAAGCAAGATTTATCCCTAAAGGTGAGAAAAGATTCTTCGTGAGTCCGTCCGTCCGTCCGTGCATCTGCCTGGTGCATGCCAAGGTTGGATGCCAGTGGCATATGCCCGACGCATATGCCAGACGCATCGTTAGTCCGCATCGTCATTTCCCCTCATTCCGTGCCAACGCAATCGGGCCGCATCCCGCGCGCGCTCCTTACGCTTCTGGGTCTCTTCATTCGAAGGCTGAAACTCTGACCAGGAGTTGATCTCCCAGCCGCCGGGGCACTCCACCCATAGCCCGACGGAAACGAGGGCCTTAGCCTCGGCCTTGGTAGCGTGTAGTAGGGGTAGGCAAGCGGAGGGCAGGAACCCGTCGGTGCCTTGAGCGCCTGCGTATCCGAGGGATGCCGTCCACACGAACGCGGCGCGGTACTTCTTATCCTCGATGAGGTAGAGAATCTTCGGGTTTAAGGCGAATTGGCTGTCCAGCCTGACCCAGGGAAGGCCCATCTACACCGCCTCCGGGTTGTCGCGATCAAATCCCCCACAAGGGCAGTACCGGTAATGGGTCTCAAAAGAGCCGGGAAGCATGGCCAAGCAAGGGCCGAAGTAGGTTTGATGATCACCGAGATCGTGGCCGCAGGAGCAGGTGTGGGTCATCGCTCCTCCGAATCACGCACAGCAGCTGCCGCTTTCCAGTAGGGATGTGGAATGCTCGTGCTACCGAACACTGGTGTACCTGTACGGTCATGGCCGTTCTTGAAATAGACGAGGTGCTCGTATCGGTCGGCGTCCCGTCCTTCATATTCGGGGAACGTCTTATGTGGCCCTTCGTGGCCGGTACGTAGGTCGCACTCGGATGTTTGATCCCACCAGAGTTCGTCTTCGGCTAGCCATTCAGCTGGGGGTTCACAGTCTGCCCAGCAGAGCGTGGGGCTGTGGTCTATCGCCTTGTATGACTTGATCGCTTGCGCGAAAGCCTCGTTGAGACATAGGCCACCCGAAACACCTTCTGCGGTCCCATGGATACAGAAGATCCTCACACGCGCCCACTGATCCCAGGCTATTTCGATCGATTGGTCATCACACCAGGGGTCTATCGCCTGATTAAGATCAACGGGGCCGTGCTCGCTCATGCGCATTCCTTCTTGTCTTCAACAAACCCTCCGCAATCACAAAGGGTCACACCGTAATCCAAAGCCCCATAGCACTCAGCTGCTTGACCGTTGTGTTGGTATCTCTGATGACCACAACGGCAGAAGTGGTAGGTAGGAAAAACAGTCACGCCGTCCTCCTCAAAGCCAGTCCCCCGAATCAGCCCACAACGCCAACGCACACATCACCTGTGCTGCTAGACCGGGATGCCAGGCGCAGAAGTCCACGCAATCCCCTAGGACTTCCATGTGATCCTTGGAGTGGAGCTGTTCAATCACCGTTCGCGCCTTACGTACCAACATCTGCTCACTACTTGAGAATTCGTAATCCACCACCAACGGCTCCTCAGGTTCCGGCATTGGCTCAGACTTGTAGCGTTCAATCTGCCGATCGGTAACCCCCAGCCGATCCGCTACCTCTTCAGCTTTCATTCCCAGCGCGGTAAGGGTTTTTGCTGCCACCACCCTGTCCGGCTTCGATAACGACACCGGGAATCCCTGTAGTGCGGCGTCCACATTCAGAGGATCGAACGTCTTCCTCACGCTTCCTCCTGAAGGTCAAAGAGGGTCAAATCAGGTTTACGTAGGGGTGTGTTGTCCAAACCCCACGTCAGGAGGCAGCAGCCGAACGGTGGCCGCTCATTCGGACCGACCTGAGTGGATCCGGCCGCAATGAACCGCATCCGGCCCGGAAGGAACAGCACCGACAACACCGACCGATCCCGGTACGGCTCGACCATCTGCTGCCACCAACCCTGCTCGGTGCGGTTCGCCGGCAACAGCATTGCGATACCGTCAGTTCTCTCGTGTTCGCGCCACGCCTTCTCTACCCACGCACCAATCCGGGAATACGGAGGATTGCACCAGACCCGCTCCCCTGCCCAAGATTGCGTCAGCCCGTTGATCTCAAACGTGAAGTACCGTGCACACTTCGCGTTATGCGCCGCGGCCGCGACATCAACCGTGAATGGACCCAGCGCCGTATCGAAGCGGGCGAAATCCGCGGGTGTGGTGGCGCGGTCATCTATCGGGGAATCGACACCACCCCTCGCCTCCACCTGCTGCCGGTGGTTCTTAGCTTTAAAGCGAACGAGGCTCATGCCGCCCTCTCCTCACGGATAGACCCATCGTCGGCAAGCCACACCCAACGCTCATGCCGGTAAAACACGCGCTCAAAAGCCGGCTCTGCGTACTGCGAGACCAGGAAGCCTTTGTCTCGAGCTTGTCCGCGCTCACCCGTCTCAAGGAAAAGATGACAAGCCCCACAAGCGAGAACCCCGTTTGAGACGCGGCAGGTTGTAGCCCGCTTAGTTCCCCCCATCCCTCGAGCGCGTCTGTGATGTGCTTGCAATCCGGTATATAGACCGCCCATGCACACGTTCGGCCACTGCACCTCACACTCACCCAAAGACCTCTGGAACATCAGCTCTTTGGCTTCCGGAGTGAACTCGCCGGCCCTAGGCACTAGCGGCCTCCGCTCGCTCCCAGATGTCCGCGAATGTCCTCAAACCGTTGGCGGACCAGCCGCCCTCAAGTTCGTCGAGGCGGTGCGGGAACTCGGCTCGGAATCGTGCGTCAGCTTCCTCGAGTACTGGGGCGAGCTCGCGCATCTTTTCGGGCAGTGTCATGGCAGCTCCTTCATCCTCAAAGCCGTGGAGAGGGTGAACAGGCCGCGGGATTGCATGTCCTCCAAGAGTTCCCGGGCGTCGTCTTCGCCGCGCCAGGAGACTGTCGGGTTCCCTCCGGGGACGTGCTGCACTTCAACCCCCGGCGGGAGTGGGGCGCCAGCAGCCAACGCTGAATCTGCGCTAGCGAGTACGGTTCTACGTCCCTGCTCGGTGAGTTTGCGTTCAGCCAGCATCGGGTCGTTGAACTCTTCAAGAGCCCAGGCAATTGCGGCAGCTTCATCAGTGATGACGGGCATGTCCCGTGGCCCCTCAGGGTCGGAGATCAGGACGTATCCGATGCGGCGCTTCTTGCCGTCAACCTCAACATCCGACATCACCGGGATACGGGTACCGGGATCGTTTTCCAGAAGGAACTTCGACTTCTCTTCACGTTCAATCTTGTCCGCCAACTTGCGGAACTCCGCAGCCACAGCGATACGCATCTGCCGATTCACCGCGGGTTCCCCTTCTCGTCGTACTCGTCATCAACCCAAAACCAGTCAGGAACAACAGGACCAGGATCAGACAGACGCCGGTAATCGGTTGCGAGCCAATCGGACATACGGACACCACGACTCATGAGGGATCACCAAGAACTTCGGTGTACGGCCCGCGTTCGGTTAGAAAATCCAACGTACGAAGCGGGCTGCTTCCGTCATGTCCGGCATCCGTGTACCACTCGCGCTCCGCTGGCACGTACCAAAATTTCCAGCCTCGGCTATGGTCGGTTTGCGAGAAAGCGGCTTGCCACACTGTGCCGTCTCTAGCCTCTTCACAATCCAAACTCGGAAGTACACGGGGTGTACGAGGCTCGCAGCACTCCGGGCAGTCATCAGCACAATCGTGGGGATGTTCTCGGAACACGCAACCCATACACTTGCGGCCATCGCAGTTCCGGCAGTCGATTTCGCCCGGTTCCTGCTGTGTCTGTGATGCATCACGGGTGGTAATCGGGTGGGATGCCACGCATAGGTCACATACCTCAATACGGTCAGTACCAGCCCCGAACACTAGCTTGCAGCAAGGGCATTTGAATGGCTCGCGAGTAGGTTCCTGTTGTGCCGACCTGTGTGCGTGAATCGGGTCGATAAGGTCTAATCGGTCGACCTCATCCGCATTCGGCTTTGTCGGGTCGTAGATGACAGGCCAAGAGTCGGCGTCGGACGGTAGCGGCATGCCGTCGGCAATACGCGCTCCACCTGGAGCCCAGTACTGCCAGTACATCGCACCGCTGGACTCTGCTTTCCGTACCGCCAGGAATATCCCGTCTGGTCGTCGTGCGATGGTGCCAACAGGTGCACCCTCGGGGATGCTGTTAGCGGCAGCGAGCATGTCGTCTACAGCCAGTTCCACGCCATCGCGATGCCACTGGACATGTTCACCTAGCTTGTCCACCATCGCTCTCCGCTGCGCTTCAGTCGGTTCCAGCTTCACAACGCCACCACCCTGTAGCCCTCTTCTGACAACACCTCACCGATACGGGCCATCACAGTCCCCGCATCACCACCCAACGAAAGCTCTTCCTCGATAGCGTCTTTAAGAACATCCTTGATGTAGTCGCTCATGACGCCGTCCTCACCGCAGACACGATCCGTTCAGTAGCCGCACCAGCGAGGCGTTCCCAATCCTTCTCGCCGTACCCGAAATAGATCTCTTCCAAGCAACTCTTGAGCGCCCCGCGCTGCGCATCACTCAACCCACTCATCTGCATATCCCCTGCCCATTGGGCTCAATACCCCTGGAACGCAACACTTCATCACGCCTGGCCATAACCTCGGCAATGGAAGCGGACACATCAACACCACCACGGCCGGCTAGGTCTAGATGCTTGAGCATTTCCGCGCACATCAACAACACCCGCGCATCAGCCTCGTCATGATTGATCGTGTACCTACTCATCGTCTGCGTACCTCCGCATGTAAGGGAGTGATTGTTCGTGGTAGGTAGAGGGATGCTGTGAGAGCCTGGCGATTTCACGGCGCAGGGCTATGGCCTCCCTTATGTACGCCTGCTTGTCCCATATCTGGAGGAAGTACATGATGACGAAGAAGGCGAATCCTGCCCATAAGTACACATTTGCATTCACTGGAATAGCCCTCGAATCTGCTCGTCTAGCTTCTTGTGCGCCTCGGCAATTCGCTGGCAGTTCACTTCCATCTCTTTGAAGTCCGCTTTGATTTGCCCATGGCTGCGGTACGTCAATACGAGGAATGCGCAGCTCGCCAAGAGCAGAAGTACCTCTATGACCGCCAATACTGTGGTCACGACTTCCTCGCTAACCGGATGAGCGCAGCAGCGTGCACTGCCGCCACAGTTCTGAAATCGCAGTCATCAGACTGAAATCGGCCAAGGAACTCGTTGACGAATCCGCGCCACACCAACTCTGGAGACGATTCCTTCAGTAGGTCACCGACAGCCAAAGTAGCTTCTGATAGGTGGTCGTTGGCGGCGGCGTATAGCTGGTCCAGCGCACCCAAGTCGCTCGTGTTCATCGCCCACCTGCCGAGTACCACAGAACGACCATTAAGAACACCGAGAATGTGAGCAGCCACCCAACGGCGGTCCAGTTCTTGACCTGGTTACGGGCCTGCTCCTTCTCGCACGGCCTGCATGGGTGGAACACTTGGTGTGCGTGACAGATTGGGAACGTGAATAGCTCGCGCATCAGTCCTCCCAACCGTGCACTAGCGGGGACTGATAGCCAGGACGGTGTGCGGTTTTCCAGCACTCCCACATCGCCCACCCGCCAAGCCCAAGACCGCCGAGAATGACTGCCAGGAAGACGATCGCGCATATAGCAATGAGTAGGGCGAACATCACGCCGCCTCCCCTTCTTCATCTTCGGAATACTTGAACTCCATTCCGATTTGCGCGCAGGTACATGCGCGCTGGATCTCTGCGTTCAATGCCCGTGGGTTGACCTTGAGTTCAGCACTAAGCGCCGTGTAGGTCTCCAACTCGCACTTGTCGTACCGCCACAACACCGACTCCGGGTTGGGTAGTTGGCTACGGACAGAGGCCAACATCTCCTCGATGTCCTCCAAGTCAATGTCAGCTGCGCAGTCGTAAACGATTCGCTCTACAGCACTTTCGACGGTCATGCTTCCCGCCCTCCCTTGTAGTAGTCAGCGAACCGCTTCAAGAGAGTGATGTGAGTGGGACAAAACCAGATTGCGCTGTACGCCAACACTTGTCCCGCTACATACGGGTCGATGTTCGCTTTCTTGGTGAGCGATACCCCGGTGTTGAGAACGCCGTCGATCGTGGGATCAGCGTCCAGACTGCGGCACACCGAGATGCCGTACTTTTCGGCTAGGTCTTGAGGCGAGTCCGCGTGAGCTGGTGGAGCACACGAAACCGCTAGGACTGTTACGGCAACAGCCGCGATTGATCTACGCTTGAACACGCCACACCTCCAAGGTGTTGGTTGCAGTGGCGCTGGGGCGGCCTTCCGCCAAGATGTCCCGCCCCAGCGTTCGGGGGTTATTCAGTTGTTGAAAGCGTCACGCCGATTCCGACGAGGGTAGGGATTCGGCGTATCGCCGGAGTTCGGCTGCGGTGTACTTCCATTCACGTCCATCACGGACAGCGAGTAGTAGTCGTGCGCGCCTGAGGTCGTCCACCCGCCGCGCACTTGTTGACAGCTGCTCGGCGGCTCCGTCGCGGTCATAGAGCACCCGGTTTGAATCGGTCATGCCACACCCACAATCCCGAGGTTCCACCAGGGGTCGACACGCTTGCCATTTCCACGGTTATAGAAGGTGATCATGGCGTGCGCGAAGCATTGCGCGCCAGGGTTTCCGGTGGTGTCCCTCCACTTGCGCGCTTCACGCCGCAGCTCCACGATGCCCATTTTGTTGAGCCGCATGACCAGCTTGTCCTCTTCTATGGCATCGCCGTAGCGGTCCTTTATGAGGGCTAGTGCGGCGATCGGGTCGCGCTGGAATCCGTCGTACCCGTATGCGTCCCGGATTACCCGGAGGGCGAAGGCGAGTGAACCCGGACCAGACTTGTTGTAGGTGTTAATCAGTGCAGTGACGCAACCGATTTCCTCGAGTTCCTTGCTCAGTCCAATCACTAGACCGGCGGATCGGGCGATGCGATCGATGTCGGTTTCGACGGGGCGACCAGCGGTCAGTGCAACCTTGTACTTTGACATTGGGGTCTGCGCCTTGACGGAATTCAGGCGCAAGAACAGATTGGCCTCGTCGGCGGAAGTCAGTCCGTTGTACACGTGGCACTGCACCTGCTGGTCTGAACCCATCCACTGAATGGCTGCTGCTCGACGATGCTGGCCGTCGATGACGTAGTACCAGCCGTCACGGTGAGATACATGCAGCATGCCCATCACGTCTGGATTGAATTCTGCGCTGAGCCGATCCACCCACGCCTGATTCAACGCGCGCTGTGCAACCGGGCTCACCTTCATTTCATCAAGGCGCACCCAACCGATATGGGAAGTGAACTCAATGCGCTCGGGCCTAGACATTGTTGATCTCCTTTAGGTGCTTGTTGATTCGCGACCACGCATCGCGTGCTTGTTTCGTGAGGGCTTCCACTCTTCGAGTTCTACGGAACCGGCGGTTATCCATTTGATGTTCTCGGCGAATGCCGCAATGCTGCCGGTGATTTCGGCGAGGAACTCCGTGGGTGAGTTACGGAACGGCCACTTGGTGGCGACAGGCTCGGCCACGGCGGCGTCGATCAGCGGATCGCCGGCGTCTACAACTTCCCTTGCGACTTGGGCTCTGTCCTTGCACTTGCGAGCCACGTTTGCGCGGGACAGGTTCCCCTCTTCACGAGCCTCGGTAAGAGCTTCCTCGAACTGCTCGTCAGAGACGCCATCGGTCATGGCGTAGATACCCTCGGCTCCAGTCTTACCGGAGAGCTCAGATTGCTTGGCGAAATCCGTTGGCGTTGGCCGACGATCACGCACATCGGTAGACGATGGGCATGATCCTCGCGTGCCGGGCGTTGGGGTCCCACCTCCATCGTTGTCAGCACGCGAGGTCACTTCACCTCGCGCCTGCCCTTCGCGGATGCCTACACCTAGTCCACGTTCGGCGCGACGCACAAATTCCGCAGCTTCCTGCTGAATGTCCTTGCCGAGACGCAACTGCTTGGCGACCTCGGATATGGCGGACGCCTTGGCTTTCCACTCCACTATCTGCGGAAGATCTTGCGCCGCAATAGCGGCCAACAGTCCCGTGCGGGAGTGTGAGAGCATCACTGTCACAGCTGCCGCCTGGGAATCTCCATCAAGCTGCCGAAGAGCTACTACCTTGCTCTCAACCTCCGATGGAAGCTCCTCGACCACTTCGCCTGTCAGTATTGCGGTCATGATTTGGCCATCCGTCGCAACTCTCCCGTGAAGCGAAATGCACGCAATCCAGACCTAGTAATGCCAGGAACTTCGGCTACATACATTTTCACCGGCACGTCAGCCTTGATGACTGCCAAGAGTCGGCGTAGGCCGTCTATGACGCTCTTGCCGTTGGCCGCAATCAAGATTGGCGAGGACTTAGCGGGCCTCATCCAGTCACCCCTGGCCATGACCTGCGCGTAGTGCCGAACATGCGCAGGGCTAGCTTGGGCTACTTCAGTGGGGTCCGTTTGGTCAACCCACTGCTGGGCAATCTCTGGCGTTACGGGGAATATAGCGATACTCATGCCGCCCCCCGAACGCGCCGCGCCCGACTTTTTTCCTGTTCGCTACGGACAGATTTACTGTCCACTTTGGTCGCGAAAAGATCATCGACGGGGACCTTAAGAAAATGGGCGATGCGTAGTGCCGGATCGGTCTCCAACGTACGAACCTCACCTCGGAGGATGCGGCCTAGATAGGAGTGAGACTTCCAGCCTGCCGCCGCCGAGACTTCACGCTGGGAGACCTCTTGGCAGATCATCAGGCGGACGATCTTCTTGTGATCCCTGACGTACATGTACACCTCGCCAAGCTGTTCGGTCTGCGGTGTCGTTGACATTACATCTTCCTGTCCGTTGTGTCCAGCTTTCCTGTCCATCAAATCATAGAGGGTGCCCAAGTCGCAACAAACTACACAGATGTATTTTGCGAGATAGACGCTGACCTGCGACTATCTACTGGGTATTCGGCGATTTCTTAGTGCCCAGCAGTTTGGAAATCGCAGTGCCCAAGCGAGTGGACGACACGACCACGAAAGATGGAGTGTGACGACATGGCCACACGGCACCAGCTCGACCAGCTGATGGAGAGCGTGAAGGACGCGAACAGTTGGTCCGACCCAGATCTGGTGCGCAACGCAAAGGAGAAGGGCCGTGTCATTTCAAAGTCCAACATCTCGCGATTCCGTAACCCGCTTGAATCGATCAAGCGAGAGAACATTCTCGACCTGGCCGCCGCATTACGGGTCGCACCATCCCAGATTGCTGTCGCGGCCATCGAGGCTATGGGCTTCAACCTGCCCACCTATGACTCACCCACTCCAGAGCAAGCCATCCGACTTGACCCCAGCTTGTCCGAGAAGGATCGGAGCATCCTTCTTTCCACCCTTCAGCAGATGCGCGCGGTTCCGCGAGCATCGAGCGAAGCGGACGAAATCGAGGAGGACAAGCGGCGCGGGTCGGTGACACGGGCCCGCCTCAAAGGGAGATGAGTCGGCGTACACGTTGAAGCCATGCCAGCCCGGCAGCAGCCGCGAATATCGATCCACACAGCGCCGCGGGAATCCAAACCGCTAACCCTGCTGTCACGGTGTCCTGCTGACTGTCATTAAGGAACGTGGCGGTAGTCATCCGTGAGATGCACGCGGTGATCCCACACCCAGTGGCGATCATGTAGACCGTTGCGATCATCCGGCTTGAGCGGTCCATCCAAAGCGGGATGAGCGCCCGCATGGAATACACCAACAGATGCGCCAGCAGTCCACACAGAATCAGCCAATACGCCAGCATCCAAAGATCGGTGACCGGCGCCCGGAAGAAATCGGGATGGTAGGAGCGCACCGCGTCTCCCGCGGCGAAAGCCAGAAGCAGGAACGGGATGAAGACGGTCGCCGGCCATTCGACGTATCGGCGGAACTTCCAATCGATATCCACGTCGAGGCGATAGAGGGCGTCCATCGTGATCGCAGAGGCCGCGATGACGTACAAATCGTGGCCGATCATGTCTTCCAAGTTCCAGCACCCGGTGGCCCTGTAGAGCCAGTGGCCGATGGTGTTGCTTACGAAGGGGCTCATGAGAAATACCGCGCCACCTTGAAGGGCGATGTTCAAGGTGGCGGCGATTTCGTCGGGGCAGTGCCATGTCGCCCAACGAACCCAGAGGGACCAGCAGATCGTTGCGAGCGTGAAGACAACTAAGGGAGTGACCACCGTGGACCGCCCCCAGAGAGCCGACATGTGGTCCCCCGACCACTAACTATGGTGAATCCCGATTCAGGTGTCCGGGTGGGGTTTTCGAGCACGATTTGCTCCTCTTATAGCGAAAAATGGTGTGCTTGATCACTGGGCGCCAGACCAGCAGGTCGCAGCGTCCATCTAGTTGAGATGTATTGATTCGCAACAACTTCAGGCTGTGAGCTGTTGTTCACCTGATAGAAACCAAAGCACCACCAGTCACAGTGGTCAATAGGTTGGGGGGCTACAGATCTGTAGCCCCCCTTGAAGTTGCTTTAAAGTTGGATCATGGTCTCTGGTCACAGCCAAGGCCAGTTTTTGCGGGCGGTACGAGATCGGGCTCAGATGTCGCAGCGACAGCTGGCTCAACGGACCGGCTATACCGTCGGTCAAATACAACATTTCGAGGCAGGTAGGCGCACCGCAACCGGCAATGGCCTCGACAGCCTCACTAGGGCACTGAACCTAAGCTCGTGGGAGATTCAGTACCTCTACGCACTAGGGGGTCGGGTGAGTGCCGAATCGACAGGAGTGGTCGACATCGCTTCCTATTTGCAGGCTATTGAGCCGCACCCCGCGGCATGGATGGATGCGGGGTGGACGGTCCAGGAATCTAATGAAGCGTTTAGGCGGCTGTTTCCCGGTTTGTGGATGACACCAAATCTGGTGCACTGGCATTACCACTCAGTGAAAGCGCGTGATGTCATCCAAAACTGGAACGAAACTTCCGAATGGTGCGTGGGACTTCTGCGGTTCGGGATTGCCGCCGCACCCAAAGACCCCGGACTCCAAGAAGTCATAAGCTCGCTCATGCCGATACGCGCGTTCCGAACGCAATGGGACGCGCAGATCATCCCCGTCGACCCGGCCACCCGGCCATGGATTCTGCGTGACCTGGAAAGCCGTGAACTCCTGACCGTGGACATGAGGGCGTGGCACACCCGCTCCACCTCGGGGATGCTGCTGTTCGGCGCGGTTATTGATCGGCAAGCCAACCAACAACCGCATCACCAACCCTTGAGTCAAACGCCATAGTGATCGCCTGCTCCTGCGTGGGGATCTCCACCCATGTGGTAGGTCCGCCGAGGTTGTCTGCGACCTCCTTGCCGAACACCGCCGGCACAAAGAAATCCGCTGACCCGTGCACCACGAGAGCGGGGCAGGTGATTTTGGGCAGCTCATCAACGAACCGTGTCCGATTGGCGAGAGCATCTGCGGCGGGCCGGTAGTCCTTCCATGCCGAATCCGTCCACCGTTGCAGTAGGTCCGCGGCGTCCTCCGGGGTTCCGGTGGCGTGCTCGGCCACCCGCGCATACACCGATGGGTCCGGGCCGGTGGTGCACCAGATATCCATCGCAGCGTCCAGTGCCGCGTTCTCCGACACCGACGGCGCATCAGCTGTAGGGCCGATCAGGACCAGCCGCTCAACCCGATCTGGAGCTTTAAGGGCGGTGCGCAACGCGACGACCGCGCCCTGCCCCTCCCCCAGGAAGGTGAATGTCGTAATCCCGAGGTGGTCGACGAGGGCTAAAACGTCTTCGGCGACATCGTTGTAGTCATAGGGCTGCTTGTCGTACACGGTCTTACCGTGGCCGCGTAGGTCGAATTAAACAACTCGGCCGGGGAGCCGGGAAGTCAACGGCTCCAAGGAAACCGTATCCATCAAGGTGGCATGGGTGGCCACAATGACAGGCCCTTCCCCACTATCGGTGTAGTGGATTCTCTGACCGTTCACGTCGACAAAAGGCATCCGATATTCATACCCTTTTCGCCCCTGCTGTGAAATGGCTGTGGGTGATCTTGTTTAGGCGTACAGTCCAGCGGACCGGGGTTTGGAGGGGCAGTGCTGGGACGGGTGTTCGATCCGCGTAACAACGCGCTCAATGCGTGGCGGCTCATTCTCGCTACCTCTGTAATCCTTTGGCACACCTGGCCATTAACCGGCCATGAGATTCCTGCTAGGCCGATCACTCAACTGCTTTCCCAAGTGGGGGTGGATGGGTTCTTCGCGGTATCGGGGTTTCTGATCACGTCCAGTTGGATGCGGCACCCTAATCCGAAGACGTACTTCACCGCCCGCTGTTTACGGATCTTTCCCGGGCTGTGGGTGTGCCTACTGATCACCGCGTTTGTGATCGCACCGGTAAGTGTGTGGATCAAGCACGGGACGATGCCCAGCCCCATGTCGGCGGTCGCCTACATCATCAACGGCGGACTGCTGAACCCCTTCTATCCGGGGATTGGTGGGACACCCCAGGATGTGCCGTGGCCGGGGGTATGGAACGGGTCTTTGTGGACCCTCACCTTTGAGATGGGCTGCTACATCTTCGTCGCCATCCTCGGCGTCACAGGGCTGCTGAAATACCGCTCGACCATCCCCGTAGCTTTCGTCCTCGCACTGTGCGGGACGGCGGTGTTCGGGTATCCGGCGTTCGCGATGCAAACCATCCCCCAGATGGTTACCCGGTTCGCGGTGATGTTCGCGGCCGGGGCGTTGATCTACCAATACCAAGACAAGATCCCCGCCCGCTGGTCGCTCATTGCCTTAGCAGCAGGAGTGGTGCTTATCTCCGGGCTGCTACCGAATTATCGGGTGTTGGCAGCAATCCCCTTGGCGTACCTCGTTATAGCTTCCGGCGCTATGCTCAAACGCCCGAACCTGCGCAACGACCTCTCTTACGGGGTGTACATCTACGCCTTCCCAATCCAACAGCTACTCGTCATCATCGGCCTTGGGACACTCGGGGTGTTCCCATTCTTTATTCTGGCGACCTTGCTAACCCTGCCGCTGGCAGCGATGAGCTGGTTCATCGTTGAAAAGCGGGCTCTGGCGCTCAAGAAGCGGCAACGAGTGGCGGTGCCCTAGACACCGCGACTCCGGTTGAAACGCCGGATAATTGAGGGATGGAAGATTCAGACATCCTCACTAGAGGGCGTTTCTCGCTAGCCGAACTCATCCACTGGCTAGGGATTATCGACATACGTTGGCCGGGGGCGACGCTAGGACGTTCGGCTAATGGCACCGGAAACATCGTTGTCTACCAAGACGGCGAGTATCGAGCGCTACTGGAGCTGCGCGACCCGGTGTGCCTGAACGATTTTGATGAACCCGAATGAGCACTGAAGCATGGTGGTCATTGTCATCCATCCCCCTAATGCTGTTGATTGGGCTGGCCAACTGGTGGGTGTACTGCCACAACGAGCGCGAATGGAAGAAACTGCACGAGAGGCTGGAGAAAGAATGGCAGGAAACGTTCCAGACAAACCTTGATCGCGCGTAAAATGTGCAGGTCAAGGGAGGGCTCATGGAAGAGCAAGAGCCGACAATGGTGTCGCCTGCCGCTCTGGCCGAAACCGGCGTAGTGGAGACCGCACCCACCGCCTGGTCTGACACCGACGAGCTCGAAGAGCCTGAACCGTACGACGATCCCCGCCGGCGCAACTGGTTGATCAGCGGGGTCATCTTCGCCGCTACAGCAGCGGTCGCAGGATTGGTTGCCGGTGGCGCGTATGTCTTCTTTCATCAAAGCCCAAAACCTACTGCCATGCCGCCGACCACCGTCGTCGCCGAGCCGCCGAAGGTTGTTGCGGCAGATCCGAAATCACCCGTCGATGACGCATACCTAGCGGATGTCTTCAGCCAAGGAATCCCGGTCTCGGACGTAAATCGCGCGTCACTCATCCAGATGGGGCAAGCCACCTGCGTCACCCACCGCGACAACCCGTCCATGCAGATAGTCGACCTGGCTATGACTATCGCCGAAAACCGGACCGCTTACCCGTACGACAAAGCCCGGATCATCGTGACCGCGGCGCTCGAGCACTACTGCCCGAAACCCGCCGCGCCGCAGCCTGCCGTCTACGACCAGAAATTCTTGAGCAAGATGCGGGCACTGGGCTGGACTATCACCGATGCGAACGGGATGACCCACAACGCACGGCAATCATGCTCACTACTCACTCAGGGCAACACCGTGCAGTTCGTACAGCAGTCCCTCAGCGCGGAGACGAATACTCCACTGGATCAGGCTGTGGAGTTCGTACGCACCGCGATGGCCATCTACCCTGACTGCCCCTAGCTCAGCAGCTCATTAAATGGCCGATGGCCCGACAGATGGATGCGTTCCGCACGCGAGGTGTACACGTAAGGTGTGCGGCCTTTCGATCGGGTACAGTAATGAGTACAGTGAGGCTACACTAAGTGGCGCCTGACCTGGTGCCCCCAGTCGGACTCGAACCGACACTTGGCGGATTTTAAGTCCGCTGCCTCTGCCAATTGGGCTATGGGGGCCATAGATCACCTAGTTCTACTAGGCCCGCCCGCCAACACCAACTCCGATATCCCACCGCGTGCGGCTCCGCTTGTTTACAACCAAGCTCACACCCGTAGGCGACACACCCCTTGCGTCACATTGAAACTATCCGGCATGTAGTGATACCCCTTGAAAGACACCAGATTTCGCAGAACTCTGGTGCTGATTCGTCACCAGACTGCGCGATCGACGACCTTGGAAGTTGCCGCCCGCCCCTCGTACGGCGGGTCACCTGCGAGCTAAGAATTTACTTAGTTAGCGCAGGTAGTGTTTTCCATCGTGAGTCGGGAGCTGGGTATGTCAGACGGAGTGGCCGTTCGCCAGAGCGGGATTGAGGATTATCTCGACGTCGACGGTTTGATCGATCTGCCTCCCGGGTCAACGCTGCTCTCCAACTTTGAGCGCAATATCGCCGAGTTCGGTTCCACCGCGGCCTACCGGTACCTCGACTTCACCCGTGATGACGATGGCGTGGCGATCGAGTTGAGTTGGGATGAGCTCAACATCCGGATGAGGGCGATAGGTGCCCGCTTGCAGCAGGTCACGGCGCCGGGGGATCGGGTGGCGATTCTGGCGCCGCAGGGCTTGGATTATGTGATCGGGTTTTTCGCGGCCATCCAGGCCGGGAACATCGCGGTGCCGTTGTTCGCCCCCGAGCTGCCCGGTCACGCCGAGCGCCTCGACGCGGTGCTCGCCGATGCCACCCCGTCGGTCATTCTCACCACCGACGGCGCCGCCGAATCGGTGAACACGTTCCTGCGCAAGCTCCCTCGTGCGCGCCGCCCACGGGTGATCGCGATCGACGCGGTTCCCGACGCGGTGGGCGCCACGTTCGTTCCCGCCGCCCTCGACACCGACGATCTGGCGTATCTGCAGTACACCTCGGGCTCGACGCGCACTCCGGCGGGCGTACAGATCACGCACCGCGCTGCCTGCACCAATGTGTTGCAGATGATCCTGGCCGGCGGCCTGGACATGGACATCCGCAGTGTGAGCTGGCTGCCGCTGTATCACGACATGGGCCTGATCATGATCTTGTTTCCCCCTTTGTGCGGCGGACACATCACCTTGATGTCGCCGTTGGCGTTCGTGCGACGCCCCCGCCGCTGGATCAAACAGGCTCTTCACAGATGAGGGTGTAGAGGTGGTTGGCGCGTCGTTGCCGGGATAGAGG